GGAGCGGATCGTCGTCTGTCGACGGGGTGTCGACAGAACCCCACCGTTGCGCCGCGTTTTCCGTGTTTCGGAGTACAATCACGATCGAGGGGGAACCGATGATCTGGATGCTGCTGCTCGCGTGCGCCAAGGAGCCCGACGACGGACCTGCCTTCGGCGTTCGCATCACTGACCCGTTGGACGACGACACGTTCTACAGGCACGACGACGTGCACGTGCTCTTCCTGCTCGATGGCTACGACCCGACTCTCGACTCCGACGTCGAGCTGCAATGGGAGGCCGAGGACCACGCCCCATTCAGCACGGTCGAGAACGTGTCAGAGATCATCACGTTCGAGCCGACCGCACAGGGCGACACCGTCATCACGCTCACGGTGAGCAACGGCGAGAACGAAGCGACGGACGACGTGACGATTCACGTGAAGTGAGCGATGCTCCCCGCAGGAGCAACGCACCATGGACCTCGCAAGCATCCCGCGCCCCGAAGGTGTCTCTCCGACTGCAGTGCCGATCATCGTGTGGGACGCCGCCAGCGACTACGGTGATCTCACCAAGCGCGCCGAGCTGAAGGCGAACGGATGGGAGCCATGTGGAATCTCGGTCTGCCCGAGGCCGAGGGGCGTGCTGACAGCGGGCGGCACTGCGATGCATGACGAGCTCATTGTGGTGTTCGGGTTCAAGCGCGTGAGCCACATCGTCTGGGTCGAGTCGACCGAGCAGCAGGGCGAGCAGGCAAGCGCATGAACGTCGAACGAGACGAAGCGCGCGCCCTCTACAAGGTGTCGTCGCCCGACCGTCGGGTCTGGGCGTACGTCAGCGACCTGTTCCATTTGGCCGGCGGTGAGCCGGCTGAGGTGCTCATCGAACGCACGCTGCTCAAGGCGCGAGAGGATGGCGTGAACGGACGCGTGATGCTCACGGTGACCAGGAAGCAGGAGCCTGGAGACGCGGTCGCCGAGTACACGATGACGTACGAGCCGGTGCCCGAATAGGGCGCACGCGATGTGTGCCCAGGACGATCGGACCGGGGAGGTTCCCACCTCGACCTTCTCGCGTGAGCAGCGTCGAAAAACCGATCGGGTGATCGGGCGATCGGGTCCGTAGGGTACGATTGGCGTCGTGCCGGCGCCACGCAAGGCCGTCCCCGACGAGATTCGTCCGCTGCTCGGCATCGAACCCGACAAGGAGCTCGCACGCCGCGCGGGCGTGAGCGTCGACACGGTCGCCGAGTGGCGGAAGCGGCTCGGCATCGCGCCCGCGAAGCGTGGGGCGTCGCGGACACCGACACCGACACCGATGCGGACACCGGCGCCGCCGGCGACGGATGCGGTGTCCGAGCTCGGCCCCGTCGCCTACCTCGAGCTGCAGCTCCAGGAGCTCCGTGACGCCGAGCGCGAGGCGAACGGCATCGCGTTCGCGCAGCTGAAGAAGCAGGAGCGGCAGGTGTACGCCGAGCTCGTCGTCGCCCGGAAGACGGAGCGCGACCGGGTCGCTGCCGAGTCGAAGAAGAAGGCCGGACCCGATGACCTCCTCCGGCAGGCCATCATCCCGCGCGCGTTGAAGATGTCGCGCCCGCACCGGGAGGCGCTCTACTCGGCCCTCGGGGCGAGCCTCGGCGTCGGCGCCGAGCTCGAGCAGGACAGCGTGGAGCCTTGAGCTTCCTCGTCGAGGACAACTACGTCGAGCTCCAGGAGGGCGTCGACGAGGCCGCGCAGCTCAACCAGCTGAACCCGCTCACGGGCTGGCACCCGACACTCCCCGGCTACGAGTTCATGAGCGACCCCGCACTCGTGAAGGCGCTCCGCGGTCCGACGCAGTTCGGCAAGACGGAGACCGGCGTGGCCGAGCTCCTCCACCGGATGCGCGGGACGCACCCGTACCTGAAGACGCACACGCCGCCGATCGACTGCTGGGTCGTCTGCACGTCGTGGGGGCAGTCGCTCACGATCCAGCGGAAGATCTGGGCGCTCATCCCGAAGGACGAGCTGAGCGAGGACACCCGCTTCTCGAACAAGAACGGGTTCACAGGTCACTACTTCGCGCTGAAGAACGGCAGCACATGCACCATCGTGACGGCCGGGCAGGAGACGATCGAGCTCGCGTCCGCCACGCTGCACTACATCTGGGTCGACGAGCCCGCGCTCGAGAAGCATTGGGGCGAGCTCACCTCGCGCGTATTCCATCACCAAGGCGTGATCGGCCTCACGTTCACGCCGATCAACCGCCCGGTCGAGTGGCTGAAGAAGAAGTGCGAGGACGGCGAGATCGCCGACCACCACTTCGTGATGAGCGAGAAGAACGCGACGCCGATGGGCCTCACGATCCCGTTCCGGTCGCAGGCCGCGATCGATCGGTACCGGAACAGCATCCTCGCCATCGATCGCGCGCAACGCTGCGGGGCGGCGTGGGAGGGGACGACCGGCGAACGGGTCTGGCAGGCCTTCACCGAGGACATGATCCGCGACGAGTACCCGCCCGGCGAGGCGACCTGGTGCGTCGGGATCGACCATGGCGCGAAGGCGGGCCGGCAGATCGCGGTCCTCGTCGGCTGCATGCGACTCCCAGGCGCGAAGCGACCGTCGGTCTGGGTCGTCGACGAGGCGCGGTCCGACGAGCGCACCGGCCAGTACGACGACGCCAAGCTCATCCTCGCGATGCTCCGGCGCAACGATTTGAGCGTGAAGGACATCGACCTCTGGCGCGGCGACCGCGCGCACGGCGGCGACTTCCAGGGCAACAAGAAGACGAACCGCGATCTCAAGAAGGCGATCGCGACGGTGCTCGGGCTCTCGTCGGTGCACAAGCTCCCGGAGGCGCTCTACCAGATCCGCACGCCGCACAAGTTCGACGGCTCGGTCAGCTACGGCACCACGCTCGTGAACAAGCTCATGGCGGACGAGCGCTTCACGATCCGCCCGGATGCCGTGACGACGATCGACGGCATCCGTCATTGGGAGGGCGCCAAGCAGGACCCGAAGAAGGATCCCTGCGACGCGATGCGGTACGCCTGCGAAGCCGTGTTGGATGCGGCCTACGGCGGCTCGCTCCGACGCTATGCGGCCTGAGAGTCGCACCCTATCAATGCCCGGAGCGTGGTAGCCTGCGGGCCGATGCCCATCTCGTACACGGCGCAGACGGATCGCTGGTACCCGCGTCCGAGCGACCCATGGGAATGCGCGCGCATCGATGAGCAGGCGCGACGCCGCCGCATCATGACCGAAGAGTGGGACCCGGACCTCGAGGCCTGGCTCGTCGGCACGTTCGGCCGCCGGCGCCGCATCATCCTCGGCCCGAAGAACCTGTCGCGCAACTTCCTCGCCTCGAGCTCGGGCCAGCTCGCCTCGCTCTACGGAGAGCGCCCCGAGGTCCTGAACGTCGCCGGCGACTTCCCGGAGATCGTGGGGCAAGACGTCCCGACGGGAGAGACCGATCCGGAGACCGGAGAGCCCGAGACGGTGCGTCAGCGCGGGCTGCTCGAGCGCGGCGGGCTCTGGGCGACGATGCCGCGGATCCAGCAGCTCACGATCGGCATCAACGAGATGCTGCTCGTCCCCGGGATCGTCGTGCACGGCGACCGGCCTCGCTTCACGTTCCGGCACTGCTTCCCCGACCAGGTGTGGGTCGACGCCGACCCCGACGACCCGGCGTGCATCCTCCGGCTCTACGAGATTCGTGAACGCCCGGACCCGCGCCCCGGCAAGGGCAACGAGATGATCTACGTCTTCGACCAGTGGGACATCTCGGACCCCGAGTACCCGACGTTCCGCGTCGTAGCGGCGAAGGGCGACGGAACCCCGGGCGAGGACATCACGAAGCTCGTGTTCGGGACGGAGCTCGAGGGCGATGCGTACCCGCGGCGCTACCTCACCCTCGGCGGGCAGCCGTTCATCCCGCACGTGCTCTACCACCGGTCCTGGCCGGCCACGACGTGGGACCCGTTCTTCGCGCGCCGCGCGGTCGACGGAACGCTGAACCTCGCCACGCTCTGGACGCTCCGCGATCACGCGATCCGCGACGGTGCCGCGGCGACGAAGTACATCGCCGGCGGACACATCGTCTCCGACGCGGCGGTCGCCACCGCGGACGGCCCGGTCGAGACGGCGATGAACGATCTCGCCGCCGTGCTCCGCATCGCGAAGGACGACAACGCCGACGGACAGATGCTGATCTCGCAATGGGGCCCGGCCGTCGACCCCGAGGTTCTCACGCGCGCGATCCTCGCCGGTCAGGCCGAGCTCGCCGAGGCGCTTGGTGTGGACCAGTCCGACCTCGTGCGCACGAGCTCCGACGCAACCTCGGGCGCCGCGCTCACGATCTCGAAGCAGGCGAAGCAGGAGGAGCGCGTGCGCCACGCGCCGATCATGCAGCCGTCCGACGAGGAGATGATCGGGAAGTGCTGCGCGCTCCTGAACATGGCGCTCGACGTCGGCGCCTACCCGGAAGAGGGCTGGATCGTGAAGCACTCGATCAAGCGCAACGACATGCCGACCGTGAAGCTGCCCGCCGCGCAGAAGCAGCCCGAGCCCGCGCCGCAAGCCGCCTGAACCCCACCTCGAGGAGAAACATGGACTGCCCACACTGCGCCAAGGACGTCGGCGACGTCGTTCCCCGGAAGCGCATCACCGACGAGTCCGACAAGCGCGAGGCGGCCGAGAAGGAGCTGAAGGATCTCCGCACGAAGACCGCGGAGCAGGACAGCCAGATCAAGCTCCTCGAGAAGGACGCGAAGCGCGCGAAGGATGCCGACGCCGAGCTCGGCACAATGCGCGAGGACCGCGAGCTCGAGAAGCTCGCCGGCAAGTGGGAGATGGACGCCGATGCGGCGGCCGAGTTCCGCCGGCGCTGGCGCGAGCTCCCGAACACGAAGGACTCGCCGCGCCCGAAGTACGAGGACTACATGAAGGGCCTCGCGAAGGAGCCCGACAACGTCCCCGGGTTCCTGCGCGATCACCTCCCCACCTTCGACGACGAAGGCGCCGTCGTGCCGAAGCAGCCGGCGAAGGGCGCGCAGATGCGCGATGTCGTGAACACCGACAAGGGCACCTCGCGCGAGGGGAACCGCACGAAGGGGAAGGGGAACATCACGGGCGAGGAGCACAAGGCGCTCGTCGCGCGCGCGAACGCCGGCGACAAGAAGGCGCTGATGCAGATCGCACAGCTCCGCGGCCAGGTCGCGAATCAGATGGGGATGACGATCGATCCGCTCCCAGCATCGAACCCGTTTGCGACCGCGAAGGACACCGGCAGCGGGGGGGACTCTTGACGACAGCGGCCCGCCCGCTGTAGCAATATCTCTGTCAGCACATCCTGAATCTTCGCCCTCGGGGTCGCGAACCCGACACCACCGCGCAGGGGCTCACCACGAACGTGGTCCCTGCAGCGCCGTGAACGGCCAATGGGGACCGGGAGCCCCAGATGGCGAACGAAGCTGTCACCTCAGGCATGACGGACATCCTGCTTGCCGAATCGCAAGCGGCCGGCGAAGTCCTCCTCCTCCTCGCGGACCGCAACAACTTCGCGAACCACCCAGCACTGGTGGACCTCGGCGACGCGAACAGCTCGGGCTCGACCGTTGGCCAGGTGAGCCTCGCCGGCCTCGACGGCTACGACGAGATGGCGGCCGTCTCCGAAGCGAGCGCGGTCTCGAACACCGCGATCACGACGGCGCGCGCCGCGGTGACCGTCGCCCGTCAGGCGCTGCGCTACGAGGTGTCCGACCTCCTCCACTCCGTCTCGCACATGGGCATCTTCGACGCGCAGCGGCTCGCGACCTCGATGGTCGGCTCGGCGATGATGCGGCTCTGTTCGCTCTACGCGAACATCATGGACGACTTCACGACGATCGTCGGGTCGTCCGGCGTGAACATGAGCGTCGGCGACTGGTACGACGCCAAGATCGCCCTCATCCTCTCGAACGTGAACGGGCCGTACGCGTCCATCCTGCACGGCCAGCAGTTCGGTGACTTCCTCCGCGACCTGCGCACGGAAGGCGGATCGACGCAGTGGCAGCCGGCGACCGCGGCGCTCCAGGTCCTCAAGGGCGGCGGCGCCCAGGGGAACTTCGACGGCGTCGACATCTTCACGAGCTCGAAGGTCCCGACGGCGAACGCCGGTGCGGACCGCGCGGGCTCGATGTTCGGTCGCGGCGCTGTCGGTCACCGGACCGCGTCCTTCAAGGACGCGCCGCGTGGCGGACCGGGCCAGGTCGTCATGGCCGCCTGGATCATGACCGTGTTCCAGTACGCCTCGGACACCGCGCTGCAGCGCACGGTCGGCAACGCTCAGTGCGGCGTCGTCAAGATCGAAGACCTCCGCGGCGTCACGATCGCTACCGACGCCTGATTCCCGCGGGTGCCCGCGGAGGAGAGCGGCGGCACGCGTTTCTCCTCGCGCGGTCACTCCGCGGCGCACCCGCCTTCACCAGGAGAAACGCATGGCACGGCACGTACAGGGCAAGCCCCGAGCAGCCACAGGAACGGCCCCGTCGGAGGGACGTTCCGTCAGCACACCGACACCGTCCGGTACGGACGGGCTTCCGCATTCACCGGGCGACTTCCCGATCTTCGTCTTCAAGTCGCATCCGATCCGCTGGCAGCTCATGGGCGACGAGCTCCTCCCGGTGCTCGGGCAGATCAAGCTCGTGCCGGGGCTCAACTGCGTCACCGAGACCGGCGACTGGGCGATGGCGAAGGCGCGCGCGGAGGCCGAGGGCTGGACCATCATCCCCTACGAGGTGCTCGAGGGCGGCTACGTCCGCGAGCACGACTCCGGCAAGAAGGACGTCCACGGCAACAAGCTCCACATCTACACGAGCTGCTTCGAGAAGCCGTACTCAGTCGCTGGCCGGCCCGAGATGGAGTCGGACGCAGTTGGCTACCGCGAGTTCCTGCGCGGGCTCATCTCGATCGGCATGGTGCAGCTCCCGCCGCCGCAGTTCCTCGACAAGTTCGCCGACCGCGTGCGGCAGCGTCTGGTCGACCTCGCTGCCGCGGGCATCAACAAGCCCGGTCAGCAGGACGCGGCGAACGCGACGCTGCTCGCCATCGACAAGATGAAGGCCCAGCTCGAGGCGAACCCCGGCATCTACGAGACGTACACGGGACCGAAGATCGAGCTGTCCGGGGCCCCCAACCCGAAGGTCGCCATCCCGAAGTCGGGCGGTCGCAGCAAGACCACCACGCCCCCCGAAGAGGGCGACGAGTCCGAAACGTGAGCGGCGAGATCAAGGGCGTGCGCGAAGCGCGCGACGAGCTCCGTCGCCAGATGAAGGAGTCGGGTCACTCCGAGGCCTTCATCAAGAAGCAGGTCGACGGTGCGGTGAGGCGGGCCGATCAGCGGATCCGCGAAGGGAAGAACCCGAAGCCGATCTACGACGGCAAGCCCCTCAACACGAAGGACTGATCCCATGCGCAGAGACGAACAGGCACAGGCCGCGGCGAACGGCGGCAAGGAAGGGCGGATCTTCTCGAAGGTCCTGAACGTCCCGTACACGGCACTCGTCGCCGCGGCGACGAGCCAAATCATCAACCTCGACGACGCGCTCCCCTCGGACGCGGTCGTGCTGCGCGCGTTCTTCGACCTCATCACCGACTTCGCGGCACCGGTCGCCTCGGCGCTGAAGGTCGACGTCGGGATCTCGGGCAACGACGACGTGCTCCTCGACGCGCTCGAGCTCCTCGCGAGCAACCCGACCAACACGCGTCGCCAGGGGCTCACCGGCGACACGTCGACGCACGAGTACCTCGCGGGGAAGCAGCTCATCGCGACCTTCACGGCGACGGGTGCCAACCTCGGGAACGGGACGGTCACCACGCTTACCGCGGGCGAGGTCGAGATCCAGGTCCTCTACACGCGCATCGCGCGCATCGGAGCGACCGCCAACTGATGCCGAGCGGAGACGTCCAGTACCTGGTGGGCTTCGAGTTTCCCGACTGCCTCGAGCGCGGTCGGGACAACGTCGTCGTCTGCCCGGTGTACCTGAACGGCTCCCTCGTGGCGCCGAGCGTGTACACGTGCACGCTCTACGACTCGACCGGAGCCGTCGTCTCGGCGCCGACGGCGAGCGTCGTCGGCAGCGTCGCGACAGCGACGATCCCGACGGCCGACATCGCGTCGAAGGACTACGGCACCGGCTATCGCGTCGAGTGGGTGCTCACGCTCGGCGGCGTCGTGCGCACGTTCACGAACGAGGCGGCGATCGTCCGCAAGGCGTTCGAGTGCGTCGTGAACGACACCGTCATCACGGCGGTGCACTCCGATCTCGTGCGCCTTCTCGCGAGCTCGAAGAACGGTACCTTCCAGACCTCCATCTGGCAGGCGTTCGTCACGTTCCAGAATCGGATGTGGGAGAACGAGGATCGCGCCTTCCTCATCTTCACGACGACCGCCCCGCGCGAGCACCTGAAGTGGCTCGCGATCGCGAACGTGTACGAGGGACTGTCCGCGAACGCGTCGGACGACGACGGCTTCGAGCGCCAGGCGGCGAAGTACGCGAAGCGCGCCGAGGATGCGTTCGGCAACATGAAGTTCAACGTCGACACCGACCAGGACGGGACCTCCGACTCGGCCGTCGCACAGGGCCCGAAGGGCACCGTGTTCCTCACCGACCTTCGACCGGGCTGGGATCCCTTCAGCTCGTACTGATTCCGGAGACACCATGGCGAACACGATCACCGGCAACCTCTCGGTCACCATCGAAGGGCTCGACAATGCGGTGTCCGGTGGGCAGACGCGCACGGGTCGCGACCGGATCGCGTCGGTCATCGCGCTGGCAAACGGCACGACCTCCGGCACGAACAAAATCGACCGCAAGGGGGCCAAGTTCAGCCAGACGCTCGCCGCATCCGAGAGCGTGAACTTCGACCTCGCGGGGTCGACCTTCACCGACCTCGAAGGCACGGCGATGACGATGGCGAAGCTGAAGCTCGTCGCCATCCTGAACTGGAACACCGTCGCCGGCGACTACCTGCTGTTCCGTATGGGGTCCTCGGCCGGTCTCGCCGACAACACGATCCTCGCCGATGAGACCCACAAGATCACCGTCCAGCCGACGGGCGGCGCCTGCCCGTTCATCTGGCCGGCCACGCTCTTCGGCGTCACGGTCACGGCGACGACGGCCGACATCATCTCGCTCGAGAACCCGAGCGCGAACACGATCACCTACGACATCATCGTCCTCGGCACGAGCGCGTGAGCGACCGCCTCTTCCTCTCGGCATCGGAGGTGCGCCAGCGGTTCGCTGCGCGCCTCGCGAACCTGCGCTCTCCGGTCACGGCACTCGTCGTCGGCGCCGGCACGCAGGAGCCGCCCTACTACACCGAGAGCGCGAAGGCGCTCGGCCCCGAGGGCGACGGCACCGAGGTCGGCGACCGGCTCTTCTCGATCCTGATGACGCGCGAGGAAGCGCTCGGGATGACGCGCGGCGACAACGACCGGCTCATCCGGTACGAGCAGGAGCTCACGATCCGCGTGCAGTACCTGCTTCGCCCGAATGCCGAGGGCGACCAGCTCATCGACTACGACCGCGCCGTGGGACCCGAAGCTCGAGCGCTGCAGGCGTGGATGCTCGAGGTCTCGCCCTGGTGCCTCGGCATCCACCCCATCTCCTACGAGAACGCGACTCGCTCTCTCGTCCGCGACGGGCGCTTCCTCATCGTCGACTACCACTTCACCGCGCAACACAACGCGCAACTCGTCGGGTGACCCATGAGCACGCTCTCGTCCGTTCCCAAGGTCCCGCGCGACGGCATCATCGACGTCGCCACATCGGCGCTCACGCTCCGACTCCAGTACGAGGACGGCGACATGGGCGGCGACGGGTGGGGTGCGAACCTCGCCGAGCGGCTCGACTTCTTCGACCGCGGCACCGTCTACGGGCACCGGAAGGGGAACGACACCTTCCCGACGTTCAGCTTCTCGGCGCACATGACGATGTTCTCGTGCTCGGTCGGCGGCACCATCTGGGACGCGGTCACGAAGAACGCGGCGGGACCCTGGGCCGCGGCCGTCTCCACGCTCGGTGCCTTCGCCGACTGGTTCACGGCAGACATCACCTGGAGCATCCTCGGCACGCTTCTCGGCGACGGCGGCGACTCGATCGCGACTTTCAAGAAGTGCGACATGCTCATCGCGTTCACCGAGTCGAACTCGCCGAACAAGTTCAACGTCTCCGGGACGGTGCTCCGTCCGCGCGAGAGCACGTTCACGCTCGGGACCGCCGCGTAGAGATTCCTCGAGGAGAAACGCAATGCCCGTCACGCTCTTGGGTGCCACATGGGAACCGAAGCTGCCGCCCTCCTACACCGTCCGCGCCGAGATCGTGTTCCAGCAGATCTCGGAGCGGGACGCGCGGGGGGTAGCGACGCGCGGACTGGCCGCCGCGCTCGGTGCAACCTGGGCGCACCCCGATCCGAAGCAGCGCCTTCCACGCTACGAGCAGTTCGAGGATCCGGCCAGCTACGGCAAGGCCATCTTCGACGAGCTCCAGGCGCGCGGCGTGTCGCTGAACGAGATCCTCGAGGCCGGCCGCACCTGCATCCGTTCGCTCGACGCCGGGATCATCACGAGTGCCGACGTGCAGGCACGGGCGGATTTTTCCGCGGCCTCTCCCGAGCCGAGCGCGAGCGGGAGCGGGCCCGCCGAGAGCGCCAAGGCGAGCGCGCCCGCCGCGGGGTGAACCCGTTCGAAGGCGCGCAGAAGCTCGACGCCTCGGTCGTCGGCCTCGGCCTCGATCGGTTCGGTGGCGATCTCGATGCCTGGTGGGAACTCCCGGTCAAGCACCAAGTCGACATCCTCGCCCACCTCGAGGTCGTGGCCGAACGCACGCGCCCACAGCGAGGCACCCGTGACCCGGACGCCGGCGGGCTTGCGCGCCTGAGGGAGCGCGCGCTCGCGCAGAGGGACCGGCAATGAGCGTCGAAATCAAAGTCGACCAGGAGCTCCAGGGGATGATCTCCATCCTCGAGGAGCAGGCACCGGCGGCGATGTCGAAGGCTCTCGACGGCCGGCTCCTCGACATCGTGAACGAAGCGCGCGACCAGTGGCCGGTTCGGTCGGGCGCCTCGCAGCGAGCGCTCCGTATGCGCGTTGCGCGCGAGGGCGAGAAGATCGTCTACATCGTCGAGGATCGCATGCCCTACTCGGGGGCGATCCAGTTCAAGGGGTCGGAAGTCAACGTCGCCGAGCAGCTCGTGTTCGGGCCGGTCGAAGACGTGCTCGACGAGGTCCTCGAGGAATTCGGCGATCAGTTGTTCGGAGCCCTCGGTGGCTGACGTAAACAAGTCCTTCCAGCTGAAGGTCCTCGCCGACCTGCGCGACTTCCAGAAGGAGCTCGCGAAGATCCCCGGCTACACGGACAAGAGCGCCGCCGCCGCGGCGCTCAAGCTCGAGCAGCAGTTCCTGAAGAGCGCTCAGACGGTCGGCAAGCACGGCCACGAGGCCGGCGGCAAGATCGCCTCGGCACTCGAGACGGCCCACCATTCGGCCAGGAAGCTCGGCGGGGCGCTGTCGGTCATCGACCCCCAGCTCGGTGGCCTCGTGCGCGAGGTGGGGCACCTGGCGGCCGGGCTCGGGCTCGCCGGCGCCGGCGGCGAGACGCTGCTCATCACGCTCGGCTCGGTCGCCATCGGCGCCCTCGGGATCGCCGAGGCCTACCACCACGTCCGCGAAGAGATCGAGGAGGCCTACAAGAAGGCCGAGGAGTCGTCGAAGGAAGCGCTCGAGGCGCAGTTCGGGGAAGTCGACGCCCACCGCTACATCAACGAAGCGAAGAAGAAGCTCGACGAGAAGTTCGCCCTCGAGGAGAAGGCGATCACCGCCGAGACGTTCCACAACTACATCCAGTTCGCCGAGGACACGGTCGACGTCTTCCTCGAAAGCGTGAAGGCGGTGAGCGACGTCGTCGCTCGCGTCACGCACATCGACTACTTCCACGAGCTCAGCGACGCGCTCGATACCGTCCAGGTGAACATCGACGAGCTCGCCGACAGCTACGACGTCGGCACCATCGAGGACCAGACCAAGGCGCTCGACGGGCAAATCGAATCGCTGCTCGAGCTCGCCCGCGCGGTCGACGAAAAGAAGGACGCCGACAAGGAGGCGAAGAAGGCCGCCGAGGAGCACGCGCGCATCCTCGAGCTCGTCGCGGAGCGCGAGGAGTCGGTAGCCGAGTACGAGGACGCCCAGCGCCTGAAGGAAACCGCCGCGGCCGCTCAGGAGGTCGCGGACGCCCGGAAGGCCGAGATCGAGTGGCTCGACGAGCTCGTCCGGAAGAACGGCACGCTCAAGGAGCAGATGGAGGCGCACGCCGTCGTCGCCGCGTCGACGCGTGACGCGTGGCTCGATGCGTTCGGCTCGATCAACAACGCGATGGGGCAGACGTTCAACAACAGCAAGGAGGCCGCGATCGCTACGGCCTTCGTGAACATCGCGCTCGGCGCCACAAAGACGATCGCCGACCTCGGCTTCCCGACGGCCATCCCGTTCCTCATCGCAGAGGGCGCTGCCGGCGCCGCTGAGATCGCCCAGATCTCGAAGCAGTCCTACTCCCCGACGTTTCACTCGGGCGGCATCGTCGGCTACAACCGCGGCGACGGGAACGTGAGCGTCACCGCGCAAACCGGCGAGGCGTACCTGAACCGTACCGCGACGTCGCGACTCGGCCGTCGCGGTGTCGAAGAGCTCAACCGCGGCGGCGGGATGGGCGGCGCCATCTTCGTGCCCCAGATCTACGACCACCGCACGATGAACACCTGGGCCGTGCGCTCGCTCGGGAGCCTCGGGAGCCCGCACCGCGTGGCCGTCCAGAAGGCGCAGACGGGCGTGCGGCCGGGTCGGAGGCCCCGACTCTGATGGCGACGAACCGGCTCCGCTCGACGGGACAGAAGGGCATCCTCCGGCAGATGCCGACGCTCGGCGTGGCGCGCCTCGTCGCGGCGACGTCGTCGACGGGGCTCTCCGCGTACACGCAGGCCGGCGCATTCCCGGACGTGCCGCAAGCCGACTCGACGGTGACGCAGCTCTTCCTGAAGGCGACGGGGACCATCCCCGAGGACGAGGACCCGATCACCGTCCAGACGCTCCACGGCGGCATGGTCGGGCTCGGCGAGGCCTCCTTCATCTGGTCGCAGGCGATCGACGACGACCTCCGGCCCGTCATCAACACGGGATCCGGAAAGGGCTCGATCGACACGGTCCGCGGATGGGAGTGGCCGAGCTACGCGACCTACTACCAGGCGCTCGTGTTCGACGACGCGCCCGACCTCGAGCAGCTCGATTCGGCGACGCTCTCAGACGGCCGCGTGCTGCAGGCCTACCGGCTCTACGACTCGGGCAGCTCGGTGTCGGTCATCGTGAAGGTGCGCGCCCTCGACGGCACCTGGACCGACGTGACCGTCTACGAGAGCACGGACACGACGCGCACGCTGTTCCTCCCGTGCCTCGTCGTGCTGCCGGACGATCGCGTGATCGTCTACCTGATGAACTACCCGCCGGGCGGCGAGACGTTCCAGATCCAGGCGCGCGTCATCTTCCCCGAGGATCTCACCGTCGGCGACTACGAGGTGGCGTGTCTCAAGTCGGCGCTCGCGATCGACACGTACGGGTCGCCCGATTCGACGAGCCAGCTCCGCGGCGCCATGAAACCGGACGGGACCTGCGTGCTCGTGCTCGCGACCGACATCAGCGGCACGACCCAGATCCTCCAGCTCGGGAGCTACGACTACGGGCACAGCTTCGACGTCGTGAGCTACGGCTCGGTCGACGAGGATCACCGCTACCCCGACGTCGTCTGGTGCGACGGCTGCTTCGTCGTCTCGTACGCGCGCGCGATCGAGGGCGAAGAGATCAACATCGACGTCGTCGCGGTGAAGCGGCTCGCGCACTACTTCGACAGCCTTGCGTCGGCGCCGACGCTTGCCACCTACAAGGAGACGGCGGACGGCGGCACGGACAGCGTCATCCTCGGGAACGCCCTCGTTGCGACGCCGGACGGGCTGCTCTACGGCGTGAACACGGTCCGGAACGACGACTCGCAGGAGGTGTACGGCCACGTGCACGTGAGCCAGGACCTCGGCGACACGTGGACCGACAGCGCCGACGCCGACAAGCCCAACGTCGGCTACGACTCGGGATCGATCGGACCCTCCTGGCTCTACTTCACGATCTCGACCTCACAGGAGACCGCGGCCGTTCCGTTCGGGATCTGCGCGACCTACCAGGGGAACCGCGTCTACGTCGGCACGATCTTCGGGAAGGACAGCCAGACGAGCGACAACTTCGACGACGGGTCGCTGCTCGCGTTCTACCTCGGCGGATGGTCGAACCAACAGAAGACGTTCATCGACAACCTCGCGAAGACATCCGACGGGCAGCTCTCGTACAAGGAGGTTTTCTTCGGATTCGTCGATCCGGAATTCAACGGCTGGACCAAGACGACGTCGGGGACGGCGGCGGGCCTCCCGATCGCCGGCAAGCGCAACATCAACACGTCCGACGGCGGGAAGCTCGTCTACTCGCGCGGCGGCGGGACGAGCGTGTCCACGTGCTCGGGTGAGTTCGACGTGTCGTCGGCCGTCTTCAACACGATGGCCCAGGGCGACGTCGGGCTCGAGATCCAGATCGACAACGGGACGCTGAAGTACCAGCTCGGCCTCTACCTCGTCGGCTCGAGCAGCACGGCGACGGGCCTCCTCCTCCGCGACCGCGTCGCCGGCACGACGATCGCGACCATCCCAATCGACTTCACCGACGAGTACACGTACAAGTTCGAGCTCTACAACTCGAAATTCCAGCTCTTCTACCGACCCGCCGATTCGACCGACGACCAGGTCTGGGAGCGCGCCAAGGACCCGTTCTCGGGCGACACGTACGCCGGCTACACGCTCACCTCGACGGCCTCGACGGGCGCCACCGCGAGCGTGTCGTGGGGGCACTTCTTCGCCACGACGACAGGCTCGACGGGCGACGCCATCTCGAACTGGCGCCGCGTGCTCGTAAGCTTCGGCACGAACCTCGCGACGAGTGCCGTGAGCTCGGGGATCAAGAACTGGTTCATCGCGAGCTACGTCGACTACGCGAGCACGGACGACTTCCACAACGGCTACCACTACGTCGACTCGCCCGTCTGGGTCACCGACGGCGTGTACGTGAAGGCGTCGGGCGGCCCGACCTACTTCATGGACCAGTGGGAGATCGGCGCCGCGTACCAGTACGGCGTGCGGAATATTATGCCCGAGGTCGCGGCGAGCCCGCTCCGGCACTGGCGCTCGACGAGCGACGATGTGGACGTCACGATCACCTGGGTCGTCGGCGCCGAGGACATCGACACCGCGATCGCCGACGTCGTCGACGAGTGGCCGGGCGGCGAGTCGTTCTTCGTCTACCTGCAGGGGACCAACTTCAAGACGGCCGCCTTCTACGGTGTCGACGAGTCGGACAACGAGGAGAAGATCTGCGACTGCGTCTTCACGCGCTGGGGGACGCTCATCGTCGACACGCACGGCGGCACCACGATGGTGCAGTCCGGCGGCGGCACGCAGTACGTCGGGCTCGGCGAGCTCGCCGGCTCCTACATCATCCTCTCCGGGGACGGCCTGCCGCGGAAGATCACGACGAACAGCGAGGGGCAGCTCAACACGACGACGAAGCGCGTCACGGTGCGGTTCGAGGCGGACGGCAACGAGGACCAGGGGATCGACAACGACGCGGGCAACTGCATCTTCGGAACGGTCGGCCTCTTCGCCAACCACGACATGCCGTCGAACCACTTCAAAGCGTACAAGCTGAAGATCCCCGCCCAGACGACGGCCGAGGGCTACTTCAAGATCGGCAAGTGCATCTTCGGGCCCCCGATCGTGTTCGGGCTTGCCCCGTCCGAGGGCTTCTCGACGGAGCTCCCGCAGGACAACACCCTCCTGAACGAGACGCAGGCCGGGCACACGGAGGCGCGCGTCTACAACGACACGCCGCGCATCAAGTCGCTGTCGTGGAACAGTGCGGACCAGACGATGCTCGACCAGGCGTCGCCCGACTACGTGCAGTTCGCCGTCGGCGACGAGCCCCAGGCGCTCTACGACGACGTCGCGCGTCAGCTCTACGGGCTCTACAGGGAGCTCCACGGGGCGGACGGCCTCGTCGTCTACTGTGACCAGATCCCGGCCGTCACGAACACGGGGCAGCTCGATCCGGAGCGCCTCATGTACGGGCGGTGCCGGAGCTCGTTCCAGGAGTCGAACATCGTCGGCGACGAGGGGACCGACGAGCTCGTGCAGGTCACGAACTGGACGATGAAAGAGGAGCTGTAGGACCGTGCTCACGGGCTCGAAGCGCATGTCGCGCATCGGCGACAAGGACACCTTCTGGGTGCTCGAGCTCGAGGTAGCGGGCCAGTCGTACTACTTCGGCGACGTCTCCCGCGACATCACGAACCGGTACGGGAAGCCCACCGTCATCCACGTGCTCGGCTGCAACCTCGTCGACGCGTTCACGAAGGCCTTCGACGTCGCGACGGACTACAGCGCCGACTCGAGCGTGTCGTTCGAAGGGCTCCGGCTCCCCATCCAGCTCCCCGACGCCTTCCGTGCCGGCGAGACGATGGTGGCCAACCGCGCGCTCCTCTCGCTCGTGCGCGATGGCGAGGACTACGGCCAGAAGTGGACGCAGGTCGCCGGCGTCGTCGAGAGCCCGAACATCATGGACGTGCAGGCTCCCGAGCACACGGTCAGCTTCACGGTCCAACAGGAGCGCGGCAGGGTGCAGCGCTTCCCGGACGACGACTACGTCATCCAGCCCGGCTGGATCGCGTCCGTGAATCTCGCGCAGACGCCCGCCGAGCTCTTCGGGTGGGACAACGACGACATGCTGTCCGACGACGACAGCGACCACGCCGGCGACGCCGGCGAGCTCACGCCCGAGTGGCTCGCGTTCTACCTGTTCGGCAGCACCGACATCACGCTCGAGATGCCGACCGAGTACGCCGACAGCCCCGTCTACGCGCCGTTCGTCTTCGGGCGTCCGGGCATCGACAGCCTCACCGCGCTTTCGCGCGACCTCGACAGCAACGGCACCCTCGACTCCGGGATCCCCGACGAGCGGGCGCTTGGGTACTACACGACGTCCGGCCAGACGATCGCGGTGCGCGCGCTCGAGGTGGAGGACGACGAGGGGCTCAAGCTCCACGACGCCGTCGACGAGTACGACAGCTCGCTGAACATCGACACCGACGAGTCGGGGAGCGACAAGTTCTCCTTCGTGTTCGAGTTCCGCGAGACCGGGCTCTACGCCCGCGTGCTCGTCCACGCCGGCGAAGCGCTCCAGGTCGGCTCGACCCTCCGCATCGTCGACCGGGCGAACTTCGGGACGCCGTACGACACGACGGGCGACTACACGGTGCAGCTCGCCTACACGACGAACGGGCGGCCCTACAGCTACGTCGACATCCCCGCGGACTACTCGCGCTACCTTCACATCCTCGACCCGGTCGACCGCGACCACGACACGGCGGACGGGGGCGGCGTCTTCATCGTCCTCGACGGCGACGACAGCGAGTTCCACATCTTCAACGAGGAGGCGAGCGGGCCGCTCGATGGCGTCGGCGGGCACAGCTTCGTCGACGAGGACGTCGTGAAGGGGATGTGGGACATCTTCTACGTCTGCTGGATCTCGGCACTGCGGACCGGCGGCAACATCGGCGACGCGCTCGAGGCCTTCTTCGCCATCCCGGTGATCCAGCGCATCTTCGAGGGCTCGAACGCCTCAGGCCGGACGTACCAGGACTACCACCTCTCGTGCTTCAACTTCGCGATGGATCCGGGCGGCGGGGACGACCCGTTCGTCATCCGCTACCCGGTCGTCGACGACCTCACGAACTACGGCGTGACGAACTGGACCGTCGGTGGGCAGCGCTACCTCGACGACGCGTGCTGCGAGAACCCGGCCGAGCTCATCATGTTCATGTGCGACTGCGCGGGCGTTCAGTACGACCGCGGGTCGCTCTTCACGCTGCGCGACAAGTTCCGGAACTGGAAGATCGGCGGCGTCATCGACGACGCCACGGACGTGCTCTCGTACGCGGTCGACGTGCTGCAGTCGTTCCTCCCGTTCTCGCTCGGGCGATCCCCGGACGGCATCACTGCGACCTTCTGGAATTGGGCCGCGACGAAGCTCGACGCGTGCCACCACTTCGTCGAGGGCGTCGACCTCGAGGTGGTCGGTGACGGCGTGGCGGCCGACGAGTCGAACGTCATCCGCTCGCTCCGGATCTCCGGCCGCAAGGTGTCGTGGCTCTCGCAGGGCAAGCCGCCGTTCGCCACCACCACCGCGGTGACGGACGACCTCCTCACCGAGAAGGAGCTCAACAAGCTGAACCGGCTCCGCTCCCACCAGGGGATCACGACCGGATGGAAGCGCGGGCACTCGGCGGCGCGGCGCTACGCCCGCTACCTGCACGAGCTCCGAACGAAGTACGGCACGTGGGACTTCTCGCAGAACTTCGAGGTGACCGAGGGTGCGGACGAGTACTGGCGCACGAACAACTACACGGGCGACATCGTGTCGGCGAACCAGGGGCACTGGTTCGAGAACCCGCTCACCTTCCCGATCGAAGACGAGCGCGAGGAGCAGTGGTCGCGGTTCATGCCGAGCCCGATCCTCATCGCCGCGTTCAGTCGCAACAAGGAGCTCGACGCCGAGGACCTGGTGCTCGAGATCGAGGAGCTCTACGACACGGACACGCTGGGGCGGTCCGCGGACTCGCTCATCGCCGCGCGCGCAAACCCCGTGCTCACGTTCCAGGGCATCAGCGGGAAGGAGCTCGGCTGGGTCGTCGAAGGCGACGAGGTCCGGGTGACGGCGCCGACGTTCGGCATCTACGACGAGGAGTGCTTCGTCGCCGAGAAGACGTGGCAGCAGACCAACGTCGCGTGGCGGTTCCGGCTGAAGCGGAAGCCGCAACCGGCCGCGCACCCGACACCGAACGCCGAGGTGTCGACGCCGGCCTCAGAGATGGTGGACACCGAGGCGGCGCTCACCGTGTTGTGGGTGGATGCCGAGGGCGGCGAGAGTCCGGACGAGCTCTGGGATCTCAGCGATGTCGACGGCGACCTCGTGTTCTCCGGGTCGACTGTCCGCGACGACGGCGGCTGGTCGAGCTCCCCGAGCTTCGCCATCCTCGCGACGGGCGACGGCGGGTTCCAGGTCTGGGACTCCGGTTTCGCGGATCCGCCCTACGTGGCAACGGTCCACAGCCAGATCCTCCAGTTCGGGGCAGACGGCGACTTCTGGTTCGCGTGCGTGCTCTACCCGGCCTCGAACGGATCGAACCCACGCATCATCCTCGGGCACGAGCGGACGGCGACGAGCTTCTTCGTCATCCGCCAGACGACCGCCGGCAGGATCGAGCTCGTGAAGAACGTCTCGGGGGTCGAGACGACGATCCTCACGTCCACGTCTTCCGTCTCGCTCGTCGGGCCAACGCAGGTCCTCTTCAACTGGCACGGCGGCTTCACGTCCGTTGGGATCAACGGGGTGTGGGAGGCGAGTGCTGTCGACCACACCGACTACAACCAGTTCAGCTCGGGGACGGGGAGCGGAACCGTCCGCTTCCTCGACTCGGGCCTCAGTGGCACCGCCGGCGACAACTACATCGGCCTGATCGACGACATCGTCTGCCGAATCGGGTCCTACTGGACGAACGCTACGAGCGTCGGCGCTACGTACACGCACCCGCTCACCCCAACTTGACGATCGGTGCTCTCGTAGCGTATTTCTGACTGCGCAAGATCAGCATTGCCCTCGGGGTCGCGATCCCGAAATCACCGCGTAGGGGCCATCCGAACCTCGATGGAGGCGGCCCCCGATGGCGTTCGTACAGGGCAGCATTACTCGCCGAAAGATCACGATGGGCGGGGTCAACTACCTCCGCCTGGACTGGACCGACACCGAGGCGGGCACCGACGCGGCGAACACCGAGGGCACGATCCCGGACCTGCCGGAGCTCTGCCGGCTCATCTACTGGAAGGCGACCGCCAGCGCCTCGACGATCCAGACGCGCTGGATGGACACGGCACTCGCTGCCATCGGCTCGCACGCGGACCTCGGCCAGATGCAGACGCGGGCCATTCGGATCAACGAGGAGCCGAACCTACTCCTCCCGCTCGGGTCGAGCTCGCTCTTCTACCGCGACTGCGTCCTGACCTCGACGGCGACGGTCGTGCATCGCGCCGTCATCCTCTACGGAGCGTAGGCCGTGTGGCACCTCATGGCCGACGTGCGCTCGCCGGCGATCGGCACGGGCGGCGGAGGGTGGACGAAGACCACCTACTCGGCCGCGGCCGACATGCCGGACACCGTCCCGCAGGCGGGCGTCGATACCTGGTACCGCTGCCTGCTCCACTCGGACCAGGCGCAGACGACGTCGAACTTCGTCGCCTTCGTGAATGGCGATCTCACGGCGGCGAACTACCACGCGCAGCGCGCTCTCGCGCAGGATGGCGTGGGCTCCTTCATCGAGAGCACGACGCCGAACGGGACGCAGCAGGCCGGCGGCACGAACGTCGCCGGCTACTTCAGCGTCGTCTACCTGTACTACCCGTTCTTCCGCATGGCCTCGCGGCAGCGCACGTGCCTCCTCTGGTCGTGCATCGAGCTTGCGGCCACATCGCAGCAGTGCTCGGTCTCGGCGGTGAAGCGCCAGGGTGCGAGCGTCACCGGCACGATCACCGACCCGCTCACGAGCGTGAACATGCGGCACCCGACGCAGGTCTGCAACTACTCGGGCGAAGTCCACCGGATGGCCGCATGAAGCTCTTCCTGCTCGTCGACCGGAAGACGGACGAGATCCGCGGCACGAGCCCGATGGGGTACGGTCCGGACGCGCTCATCCCCGAGGGCTGCGAAGTGCTCGAGGTCGACGACGTCGACGACGGGCAGCCCGGCGTGAAGCTCGACCGCAAGAACATGCGGCTCGTCGTGGACCAGGACGCACGCGACGCGATCAAGATCGCGAGCACCGAGGACAAGCTCGTCGGGCTCTACGTGACGCAGGCCGGGCTGGCGGCCGCCGAGGCCGCCGGCCTCGACACCAAAGGCCAGCGCGATCGCGTCGACGAGCTGATCGACTCGCTCCACGACACCCTCGCCGAGCTGAGGGGCGAAACGCCATGAGCCCCTTCAAGGTGCAGGGCGTCAACCCGCAGGCCGCCGGCGGCCTCGTGTACCCGCAGCACGCGAACCTCGGATGGATGTACGGCGACTTCGCGGCTGCGGCCTCGAACACGATCGCACTGCCGGGCGGCGGGGTCGACGCGTACCTGAAGCTCCTGATCAAGGGCGACACGGCGGCGACCTCGATCGGCCTCACGATCACGCTCATCTTCGACGGCGGCGAAGACACGACGACCGGCGACTACCACTGGCAACAGGTCGGCGGCTCGAACGCGGCCAGCATCGTCGCCGAGGGGACGAACTTCACGCCCTGCATCATCGCGGCCGGCAACTCGGTGTCGACCTACTACTCGATCGTCCTCATCGCGATCCCGTTCATCCGGAAGGCGGCGGTCCAGCGGTCGCTCCTCATCACGAGCGTGGCGGAGAAGGCCGCACTCGACCAGACGCTCGCGTTCGCGGTTCACAAGCGGCAGACGGCGGGTGTTGGCACGCTCGTCGACGTGCCGCGGTCGCTGAAGATCGCGTGCACTGCCGGCAACGTGCTCGGCACCTACGGCGTGCGCGCGGGGGCATGATGATCGCCACCGCCGGTATCGCCCCCGCAAACGTCGTCGTGCTGCTCCTCTGCACGCTCGCGATTGGGCTGCTGCTCGGGTTCATGCTCGGCGTCGCGGTCATGACCGGACGGGGGACAGGCGGATGACACTCGGCGACCTCCTCGTGCTGCACCCCGTCGCCCTCGACTTCTTGAAGGCGATCGGCACGCGCTACTGGTGGTGCCGGGGGACGCCGCGGACGCCCTGGGAGAGGCTCAAGGACGGCGTCGACTGCTCGGGCTTCGTGCAGATGGCGATCGTGCGCGCCGGCATCTACTCGAGCAACCAACCGGATCGGCGCGCCACGATGTCGACCCCGACGCTCCCGTCCCTCGCCGACATCTGCCTCCCGACTCCGCAGCCGCAGTTCGGCGACCTCGCGATCTACCCGGGCCACGTGATGTTCTACCTCTTCGGACCGTTCGTGATCGGCGCGTCCGGTGGCGACAGCCACACGCTCGGCGACAACCCGAAGGCCTGCGTCCAGCTCGAGCGGTTCGACTACCGCCACGACTTCCTCACGTTCGGGACGCTCAAGCCCGAGCATCGTCTCACCCCGACAGGAGCCAACCCATGAGCCTCGTCCTCTTCCTCGCCCGCACCTTGGGCATCACGCTGCCGGGTTTCCTCGGCGACGTTCTCGTCGACCTCGCCAAGGGAATCCAGTGGCTCGTCGGCCAGCTCCACAAGAGCGACCTGCCCGGTGCGCAGAAGCTCGAGACCGCTGTCGCTCTCGCCCGAGAGTTCGCGGACGACTACCTCGACTCGATCCCGGCGTGGAAGGAGCTCGACGAGGATCGTCGTGACCGGATCCTCTCCGGCCTCGTCGAGCTCGTCCTCTTCTTCGAGCACATCAACGAGCACCCCGACGACCTGAACAAGACGGGCCCCGATTCGGGTGATGCCCGTCGCGCACGCCGCGTCGTGCTGCAGCGATTCCAGGACAAGCACGTGATCGGGTATCAGCAAGGCGAGGTCGTCGTCTCGGAACCGTCGGACATCAGCGGGGAGGCCGTCGTCGACGATCCCGAAGCGCCGCGGCTCGAGCCGGGCGAGGACGATCCCGCGAAGTGGACGGGGGAGCCCGAAGCCGCGCCCCCCACGAAGCCACGCAGTCACCACCGCGGACGATGAGGCCCGGGACCAACGAGGCCCTCTGGTTGGTCATCGGGCTTGTGTTTGCGCTCCTCGCCGTGATGGCCGCGGCGTGGGGCTACGCGGGCTGCGTCACGCGCTGACGGAAGGGGACGATGTCGGATGGACTGCGAAATCACGAACTTGCGAACGCCCTGTCGGAGAACGAGCGGGCGATTCGCGCCGCCACGATCGCTGCGCACGCCGGCTTCATTCGGATCGAGGAGCAGACGCGCATCGTCGCCCAGCACACCGAGGTGTTGCGCGCCCTCCAACGTGAGGTCGGCGGGCTCCGAAGCGCCGTCGAGAGTCTCGTGCAGCTCGAAGCGGATCGGCTCGACATCCGGAAGGAAAAGAACCGGCTCAAGCGCGAGGAGCTCGACCTCAAGCGCGAAGAGGACCAGATCTCCGGCTCCTACCAGATCACGAAGCTCGAGCACGATTCCAAGCAGCGCGAAAAGCTCATCGACGCGGCGCGGGACGGTGCGAAGGCCGTCGGTTCCTTTTTCCAGTCCAAGGGGGGACTCATCCTGTGCGGAATGATCGTCGTCGTCCTGGCCCAGGCACTGATGGGGACGGGCCCGCTCCTGGATTTGCTCTCGGGCCTCGTCGCACTCATGAAAGGGCTGAGGGGACAGGGGGGATGATCATGGAACGCGACCCGGAACCGACCGATCCAATGGTGACTGCGGCATGCCGGGCCCCGGACTGCCCATGCTCCGCACTCGACCGCTCAGCCGATGCGTGGGGCGGCGGCCGCCCGCGTGGTGGCGGCGCTCCCGGACAGCGGCCGCGTGATCGACTTCGCGCCGTCGACGACGAAACGGCGTCGGCGCGACCTGTAGTCCTTCAACCGAGAGGTGTTCCCGTGACCACACTCCTGATCGTGATCCTCGTCGTCCTCGCGCTCGGTGGTGGCGGGTGGGGCTACTCCCGCTGGGGATGGGGCGGCGGCGTCGGACCCATCGGCGGCGTGCTTCTCATCCTGTTGATTTTGTACTTGATGGGCTACCTGCACGGCTGATCCTACGGGTGGAGCACACCACCAACGGGGGTCAACATGAGCAACACCACGAAGCCGCAGGACCAGCCGCACCCGCAGACGTCGAAGCCGACGGACCTTCCGTCCGCGGAGCCGAAGACGCCAGAGCCCAAGACGGCGACGCACGCTCCGGCGCAGGCGCGTCCCGAGGCGAAGCCCGACACGACGCCCAAGACGGATCGGCACTGACATGGGCGCCGCACCGAAGCCGCAGCCCAAGCCCACCGCGCCGCGTCCGAATCCGAAACCGCGGTAGGCTGTCCGCAGCACGCAGCCCTTCGGGGCATAAGTATTGGACGCGTTCAGCCGGCTCCACGTGCGACTACGGCTGACTCTTCACCCGTCCCACGTCGACGACCAGGCCGTGGGCTCGCCGCGCTCCTCCTCGTCGAGCTCGTCGACAGCGGGATGTGCGGTCTGGACGTGGACCTTCATCGCGGTCCCGACCATGAAGGTTGACTGGCCCTCGATCGTGTGGGGGCACTGGTCGCACGTCAGCCTGACGTGTTGATTCCGGATGGGGAATCCCTGGTCGAGCGCGTCGTCGGCGTGCGTGATGTCGACGCCGAAGAGCGACGGCGCGCGCGTCTCCAGCTCCGCTGGCGTGAGCGTCCGACGGAGCGCGAGGCACATGCCGCACGGGTTCTCCGCGCACTCGGCGTGAGGCGAGGGGTACCGCGAGGTCACGATGCGCTGCGACGCGAAGATGAACGACCCCGGATGGACGGTGAGACCGACTGCTCCAAGGCCATCGTTGTCGCGGACCTCGGCGAACGTCGGGTGGCGAAAGTGCCCTGCTCGGATGCCCTCGACGATGATGGCCGGCGACAGGACGATGATCGGTACGCCGTTCCGGAAGACGGTCGGCTTCGCGTTGGGGAGGCCGTAGTCGATGCCGATGGCGTACCGCGACTTCGCGCGGCGGAGCGCGATCTGGAGCTCCGTCTCGAGCGCCTTCAGCGCTTCGACCTCGTGGTCGGTCTCAGGAACGTAGGCGAGAAGGTGGTCGCGGAGCGCGCGCGCCAGGTCGGGGATCGTCGTGTGTCGCGGCATGGTCAGAGTCTACCTCGACTCTGGCGCTGGTCGCTCGCGGAGGAGCTCCTCGAGCTGGTCGCGCATGTGCGGGGTAAGCGCGTACCATTCGCCGCGAAGATGGTGTTCGCGGAACCGAGCATGCAGGAGCCGCTCATCGCGGACGGTGCCGCGGATGGCACCGAGCGGCACGAGGGGCATCGGACAAGCCGTCTGGAGCGACTCGATCCGGAGGGTTGGCTCGCGCGCAGAGAAGCCGATCTTGACGGCGTTCAGGCCCTGCGCCTCGACGAAGTAGACGAACCCCGCGGCGATCCCGCGCGGCGTTTCGTCCTGCGTCACGGCTTCGTCGACAAACGCGCTCTGCAGGATGCGCTCCGCCTCATCGCGCGTCGCCCACCCGGACCAGAGAGCGCGCCATTCGCGCTCGACCTTCACCTCGAGGAACCAGTACCAGTGCTGGCCCGAGGGACCACGCTTCGCGGTCATGCGGTAGTCGCCGACGCGTAGCGACTTCGGGCGCCCGCGCTTGGAGAGACGCGACATCAGCGCCCCACCGGGAACAGATCGTAGGAACACTGTTCCCATATATGCCGTTTTCTGGGAACAGCCTGTCGAATTATCGGCGTTGTACCTACTACAGACTGTACATCATGTACTGGATGGATCCGCTGCTGCTGCGGATCGTAGAGGCGTGTTCCCGTTTTTGTTCCCATCACGCCGGCGACGGAGGGTTCGGCTCGTACGGCCGGATCCCCATGCACACGAAGCCGTCGGCGAGTGGCTTACCGACCGGGGCGAGATGGTGGGCCCAGGCGACGTACGTCACCACGACGTCGACCGATCGACCGGTGTGCTCCTGCGTGCGCGGGTCCCACTCCTCGAGCCGCAGCACGTTGCCAACCGTGAACCCGCGGTCGTCGCGGCGGAGCTCGAACGTCTTCGAGCCGTCGAGCACGGCGGCGAAGTAGATCGGCCACGTCTTCAACCGGTGGACCGCGCGACTCACTCCTCGCCTCCCTTCATCGCGATCACCTTCCCGCGCGGGAGCTTCCCGAGCGTCGCCACCGCGGCGGTCCTCTCGTCGAGCGTCCCCTTGCTTGCGTAGTACGTGAGCATCACCGCGGGGTGGTGGCCCGTCACCGCGGCGGCGACCTCCGCGCGCACGCCGGCGCGTCGCATCTCGTCGACGACGAGACGCCGCACCCCGTGCGACGTGAAGGCCTTCACGCCGGCGAGCTCGCACCAGCGGTCGAGGTCGGACCGGAGCGCGCTGTAGGTCGCGTCCGTGAAGATGCGGCCCTTCCGCTTCGCCTCGTCGGGCTCGAGCGCCAGGAGGCGATCGTACGCCTCCTTCGCGAGCGGCACCTTCCGGGGTCCCGTCTTCCCGTCGAGCTCGACCCAGCCGTCCGCGATCGCTTCCCACTCGAGCGCGCCGACCTCGCCGATCCGGGCGCCGGTCGCGAGCTGGACGTGGAGCGCGGCCGCGTGCCGGGGGCGCCGCTCCTCAAGGAGACGGATCACCGCGGCGACGTCGCCGACGGTCGGCGTGTGCTTCTTCCGCGCGCGGGTCGGGTGCTTCCGCTTTTCCTCGGAGGTGACGTGCGGGAGCGTGAGCGGCACCGTCACGAGGCGGCGCTGCTGCCCCCAAATCCACGCCATCTTGATGTAGCGGAGCTCGAGCCGGATGGTCGAGCTCGGCGTCCCCGACCGCATCCGGCGGTTCTTGAAGTCCTCGAGGGCACCGAGCGGGAGCGCCTCGAGGCTCACGTCGCCGAGCAGCTTCGTGACCCGGGCGAGCACGTACCGCATGCTCTCGATCGTCGGCAGCGCGACGTCGGTGGTCTCGAAGTAGGCGCGCCACATTCCGAGCAGCTCCTTCACGGTCTCGCAGCGGGCCCGCATCTGCGTCCCCGGCGAGCTCGGCGAGGAGACGATCCGCGCCATCGCGCGGTCGAGCTCGTTGCGGTCGGCCCACAGCGCGACGCCGATCGGCATCCACTTCCCGTCGATCTTCCGCTCGACGTGCCAGTACCAGCGATCGCCCTTCGGCCCGCGCTTCGCGCGCGCGCGCAGGTCGGCCAGGGGGACGGCCGCCGGGCGCCCGCGCGTGGGTTCCCGAGACATCGGGGCGGGTATCAAGCCGGCACCTTGCTCGCCCGCCAGAGGTCCCAATCGACGACGAGCGGCTCGTCCAGCGAGGCGACCATCATCGAGAGGGTGATCTCCCCGAGCAGCTCGCCGTCCAGGTAGAGGAGCCGCCGGTCGTTCGCGACGTCGTGGACCACGTGGAGGGTCCCGCTCTCGGGAGGCACGCCTTTCCAGGCCATGCCCGGCGGCGCCGGCGTCGTCGCGCCCCGGAGCTCGAGCTCGGCGCTCACGGCACGCTCGGATCGATGTACGGCATGAGCATCGGCGCCGAGCTCGCGCCACGGAGCGCGTCGAGCACGTCGCCCCAGATCACCACCTCGCGGCCGCGGAGCGATCGCACGAGCTGGCGCTCCCGGATGAAGGCCTCCGCGTCGCAGTCGGAGATCGGGAGGCGCTTCACGGCCTCGCGGACGGTCACCACCGCGGCGGCGCCGAGTGCGATGCGCTCGTCGCGGCGGGAGGTCACTCCGTCCATCCCGGCGGCAAGAGTCCAAGCGCGCGCACCTCGGCGAGCCGCTCGTCGATCGCTGGCGTTCCGCGGATGTCGATCACCGGACCGACGATCGCCTCCTCTTCGGGCGTGAGGCGTCGTCGAACGTGAAACGCCGATCCGCCGGGCAGTACCTCGTCCCACTGTCCACGCAACGGAGAGCCGACCCGGTGCAGCGCATCGAGCGCGCGTGCGCGCAGCACCTTCCGCCGGCCAGGACCGGCGACAGACGCATGCCATACGGGACCCCCGTAGCCACGCTCCATTCACTCGTACCCGCGGTTGACGGTGAGCACGAGCGTGAACCCGTCGACGAGTCGCCAGCCGTACCGCGGGTGCGCGGTCTCGCCGCCGAGCAGACACGGGTGCGAGAGCGCGACGAGCTGGGCCGGGGTCACTCCTCGCCTCCGTCTCGCTGCGTTGCATCGTGTTGCACGTCGTCACGCACCGACGCGGCGAGTCGCTCCCACCGACCGAGCAGCTCGTCGACCTCGATTCGTGCGGTCAGGGAGCCGGCGAACACGTCGTCGAGCCGTTCGACGATGGCGTCGGCGATCTCGACCTTCTTGCGGAAGAGGTCGACGCGGATCCGGAGCGCGGTCACGGTGTCGTGTTGCTCGTCGAGCCGGCGGCCGGCTTCGAAGACGGTGTTCTCGAGCTCTCGGGCAAGCCTCAGGATCCGGGCCTTCGCGTCCGCGTGCGCAGCGCGCTCCTCGGTCAGCTGTCGGGCGTACCGACGCGCCTCCGTGCGGGCGCCGACGAGCTCGGCACGGGTGCGCTCGAGCTCGGCCGTCGTCTTCAACTGTGCGGTGCCGTCCTCCCGGAGCTCAGTCTCGAACATGGCGACGCTCCTCGGCGGATGGGGGGGGGGTCTGGCCGGCGAGCGCCTCGACCTCGCGCGCGCAATCGACGCAGAGGTCACGGAGCTCGGGCACCCGCCAGCCGGGCTTCTTCACCGGCACGCGACGACGCGCCGTCTCGCCGCAGGCCTCGCACTTCGTTCCCGGCCTCGAGGCGCGCTCGGGCTCGGGCGGATGGTCGAGAGCGGCGCCGCCCATCACGCCCTCGCCTTCAGCACGCCGCGATAGAACGACCGACCCCACTTCGTGGCACGGACAGCGCGCCCGCGTGCAGCCGTCACAAGTCCGGCGTCACGCAGGCGCTGAACGCAGACGTCGACGTGTCGGCGATCGATCCCCGCCTGCGTGGCGAGCTCGCTCGCGGGAAGCGGGTCGAGGTTCGCGTACGCGAGGACCTCGAAGGCGGCCGAGCCCTTGGTCGGCATGTAGGCGGATCGGTTCTGAATCGCCATTCAGTCTCCGGACTGCGTAGGGTCGGCGTCGTGCAGCATCGCGAGCTCGCGCTCGAGGCGCTCGGCCCGCGCGCCGAACACGACGACCGAGAGCAGGAACCCGATCGCGATGCCGACCAGGACGGCCCAGAGGGTCATGCCGGGCTCACCCGCGCGGGGCAGGCCGATGCGGCGGACGGTCATGCGCTCGCCACTCGCATCGAGCCGAACGCGCCGGCCTCGTCCATCTCGGCGATGACGATGCGCGCGACGACGTCCTCGACCGTCGTGCCGGCGACGCAGGCACTGCAGATGGGCGGCTCCTCGCAGACCCACCAGCAGCCACCCGCGCATGCGTGCGAGTCGGTACACCCGCACACGGCGCAGGTGAGCTCGTCGAGCAGGTCGATCACTGCGGGACGACCTTGCCGAGCTCGCCGGGCAGGGTCGTCTGCTTCGGCGCGTTGGCGCTCGGGCGCGTCCTCTTCGGAGCGCCGCCGTTCGCTTTCGGCATCTTGAACGGGGAGAGTTCCGACTTGGCCGGCGTCGCGGGCTTCGTGCCCATCCGGACGAGCTGGCCCTCGGCGTTCGCGAGGATCTGCTCGAGCTTCGCGCAGTACGTTCTCACCGCCTGGTTCTCGTCGCGGAGCTGCTCGAGCTCGTCGCGATCGAGGAACCGATCGCGTTCCTTCATCGCCTCGAGCTTCTTCGTGCGGATGTCGTGAGCGATGTCGCTCGGGTTCGCTGACTTCTTGTTGCCCATGTCGTCGTTCTCCTTGGGGGTGATCGGTCAGGGGAAGAGGCTTGCGGCCTGCTCGTCGACGGCCGTGTGCGGGTTCGCCGGCGGCGGCGGCTCGAGCGGGAGCGGAGCAGGGGATGTCGCCGGCGACGATGAAACCGCCTCGCCGCCGGCGTTCCCCTGTGGCTTGCATCGGGTCCCGTTCGGCAGGTTGTGCGCGCGGAACCCGTCCTTCGTTTTCTGCACCTCCTTGCCGCAATCCGGGCACGTCTCCTTCTGGCGAGGGACACGTGACTCTGTGGCGTCCGGCTGCGGCGCTGCTGGTTCTTCTCCCTGTGAGTCGTCCTCGAGGCGCTCGATCGCGTCGTCGAGCAGGGCCTCGATCTGGGCGTGGTACTCGCTCACGACCGCCGCGCGGGCCTGCTCGTACTCGCGCTTCGCTCGATCGAGCGCCTCGTCGCGCGCCGCGGCGATCGCCTCGCGGCGCATCTCGATGAACTGTACGAGCTCTCCGTTGGTCATGGTGTTCCCTTCGATTGGCGGAAGACTCCAAACTTCGGCGCCGTCGACGTCGTGATGAGCTCGTCCATCAGCGCGCCGCGGCGTTCCTTCCAGGCCTTGTCGCCGCGGTCGAACGGGGCGAGCGCCTGCGCGAGCGAAGTGATCGAGGTCACACCCGGGTCGAGCGCACGGAGCAGTCCGAGGACCTCGCCGTGCTCGGCATCCCACACGCCGGCCTGGTCCTCGGACACCTGGAACCAACGGTGCGCGATCGCGCGCCACGCCTCGTCGCGGGGGACACGCTCGTCCTTCGGCAGCCAGCCGACGACGCCGCGGTCGATCTCGATCGGCGCCTCCTCGGTGAGCCGGCGCGCGTGCTGCTTCAGCTCGGCCGCCATCGCCTCGGCGACCGCGAGCCGCGTGCCGACCGCACGCCGGCGCGCGAGCTCGTCGTCGAGCCCATCGAGCAACGACCCGCGCATCCAGGCGTGCGCCGCGTCGCAGCGCGTGATGTACGGGCAGCCGTCGCAGCCGGCACCGGGCGTCGCGATCCGCTTCCCGTCGGCGCCGCGCGCGTCGGCCGCGGCGATCGCTAGCTCGAGGTCACGGGTCCACTTGGCGAGCTCGGCGCGCCCCGCCTCGTCGAGCACGATCGTCTTCGCGTAGAGCTTGCGCGTCCGGAGCGCACCGATCTCGAGCCGGACGGCGTCGGCGTTCGGGTACGCGAGCGCGGCGAGGACGGCCTGGCCGCGCATCTGGACGCTGTCGAGGTCGGACTCGTCCGCCTGCCAAGAACTCTTGTAGTCGAGACACACCGCCGTCTCGAGCCCCTCGCCCTCCTGGTCCTCGTCGACGTCGACGGTCTCGCTCCAGACAAGGTCGTAGATGGCACGGTAGTGCGCGGCGCTGCTGCCGTACTCGACGAGGTGCCAGCGACGGTCGACGGCGACGCCGCGCTCGGCCTTCGCGCCCGGCGCGATCGGATGCTCGCCATGCCACGCGAGCGCGAGGCCGACACCCTCGATGACGGCGCCCGGATCGAGCGGCGGCTCGGGCACGCCGTCGAAGCTTCGGCCCTTCGTCGTGAGGTGCTCGGCCACGGCCTGCGCGACGGTGTGCGGATCCGCACCGCCCGGCATTCCGGCGAGGCCCTGTAGCACCGCGTGCGCGGCGACGCCGACCGCGAACAAGCCACGGTCGCGCGGTACGCCGGCCTCGATGAAATCCAACGCCTTCATGCAATGACGGGCGGCCAGCATGAGGTGCGTCGACCTACTCGGCATCGAGAACCTCTGCGGCAACGTTGCCGTAGGTCCGGCCTGCCCGGCAGTTGCGAATGTTCCGTGCGTTGGTTGCGAAGCGCTGCGCCAGCACGGACGAGGACTCGCCCGACCGCAGGACCTCGAGAACATCATCGTGCGAGAGGTGCGCGCGGGCCTTCCTGCGCGCGTGCGCGCCAGGCAGATGGGCGAACGACTTGCCGCCCACGACGTCGCCGAGCTCGGCGGCGCCGATGGGGTACAGCAACGCGAGCTCGCGGACGGTTGAACCTGTTGCGTAGAGCGTGCGGATCGCGAGCACCTGACGATCCGTCAGCTTCGCGTTGGCGACCAGCTCACCGCGCGGTTGCCTGTTCCGACGCTTCTCGTGCATGTCGCGGTTGTTGTCGCCGCGAGTGCCGAGCCACAGGTGTCTCGGGTTGCAGCACGGGCGGTTGTCGCACGTGTGGAGCACGCAGAGGGGGCCCGGGTCGCCCTTCGCGAGCGTGTACGCGCGCCGATGCGTCAGCAGCGTACGCCAGCTGCCATCCACCTTGGCGTGACACTCGCCGTAGCCTTCGCCGCCGAGTCGACCGGTCCAAGGCCAGCAGGCGTCGTCGCCGCCGGACCGATCGACGCGCGCCCAGAAGTCCGTCACTCGCCACCCCCACCCGGCAGGTCGACGTCGACGACGATCCCCTTCGTGTCCTCGAGGAGCGCCTTCGCCGTGCGCTGCTCGTCGTCGGTGAGTGCGACGAGCAGCGGCGCGGATCCGCCGAGCTCGGCGAGGCGCAGCTTCTGGTTGTAGAGGAACTCGACGACGTCGCCGTCGACGGAGGCGCTCACGACCGGGAACGCGCGGCCGGACGCACCGCCCTCACCGCGGCGCTTCTTCCGGCTCAGCGTGAGCATGAACGGCAGCCCGTAGACGGAGAAGCTTTCGAGGTGGAGCTGCTCGGCCTGCGTGCGCACGTGCTCGAAAAGGCCGTGCAGACTCGCGACGCTGTTCCACGATCCGGTCGTCCACTTCGTGAGCAGCGACGGGAGCGTCGAGCCCTCCTTCCATCGCGGGCGGAAGAGGAGGCGGCCGAACGGCTTGCACGGTGTCGGCCCGGACTTCCCGTTCACCATCGTCGGCTGCCGGAACGGACACTTCTCGTTCGGGCACGGGATGTCTTGGTACTCGCCGTCGATCCAGCGCTTCGCCGCGTGCCCGTTCCCGATGCACGTCGGCGCCTTTGCCGGATGCGGCGGGTAGCCCTGGAGCACCTGCGCTTTCAGGCTGTACGAGAAGGCCGCGTCGACGTCGACGTGCACGATGTGGCCGCGGATGATGGTGCGGTGTTCGGGCTTCTCGTTGTTGAACGCAGCGAACGCAGGGTGGAGCGGACGCACGCCGTCGACCTCGTTCGGGACGACGAAGTAGAAGCGGTCGTTGTCGACGGGCGCGCCGCGATCGCCCTTCCGGCCGATCGACAGGCAGCAACCGATCGGCTCGCGCGCGGTGAGCCCGTCGATCCCGCGGATGTCGGGGACGACGTTCACGGCGCCTCGCCGAGCAGGTGCGACTCGTCGGCGACGAGGCATGCGCGGCACAGACGATGCGGACCGTGGAGCGGGACCTGCCGGCCGCAGTCGGTGCAGCAGAGATCGCAGATGCCGTGGCTGTCGCCGACTACGCCCTGGCCGTCCTTCGTTGCGTAGACGCGCCGACACCAGTGGCAGACGCATCGGATGACGGTGCTGTTCTCGAGCTCGAGCGGCGTGACGTCGTCGAGGAGGATGTAGTCGACGTCGTTCATCGGCACTCCGCGAGCATCTCGCTCATGGTGCCGTCGCCTTCACGCTCGTCGAGGTACCGTTCGGCGCGCTTTGTCGCGCGCTCGAGCTGCTCCTCGTACGGGTCCTGGCAGACGCAGGGGATCCACTCGTCCGAGGGGACCGAGCGGAAGTGGATGCGGCCGGTGCCGTTGCAGATCGGGCAGATGACGACGAAGTTCGGCATCACGCTTCACCCGCGGCGCGCTTCACGGCCTTCGCGAGGAGGGCGACGGTCGGCGCGCTGCAGACCTGTGCGAAGGAGCCGTCGGTCTGCTTCATCCAAACCGACCAGCTCGAGAATGGAACCACGACCCCGGCCAACCTCTGGTCGGCCCGAAGCTGGAATCGGCCGTCGATCGACTCGTGTACCCCCTCTGCCACGAACCGGAACATGGGCTCTCCTTAAGTGAGACTTAATGCTATTGAAGCCCTCCGGAGCGGTCAAGGGAAACTTTAGATTTTCTCGCTGACCTGTACGACCGTTCAGGTGAAGGTGTCAGATCTCAAGGGAAGCAAACGGTGGCTCGCGTCCTGCCGTTCCCAGCGAAGCGCCGCGACGACCCTTACGAGGTCGAGCGCCTTCGTACGTCTCTGGCCGCGCGCGTCGTGCGGATGAATGCGTACGAGCTGCGCCTGCTGGAGGCGGCGCTCGGGATGCTGCTGCCGTGCGTCGAGCCGGGCAGCGTGCCTACCGGCGACGGCTCTTCTTCGTAGGCTTCGCGGGGCGCATCGGAATCGGCGGCGTGACCGGAACGGGTTCGGGCGCCGGCGGCAGGTTCCGCGTCATCTCGGCCATTTTGATCGACTGCATCACGAGCGAGCGAGCTTCGACGTCGATCCAAGGGAGGAGGTCGGCGAGGCGCTGAACGAGCTCGGCATCGTGCGCCGGAACGATCTCCATGACCAGGGCGGCGTCGATCGCCTTGCAGTAGGCCTCGAGGTTCTTCAGCCGGGAGACGTTCTCGCCGCGCTCGAAATTCGAGATGGCGGCCGCCGTTTTCCCGACGTTCGCGCCCACAGCTTCCTGACTCATGCCACGGGCGCGCCGGAGCTCCTCGAAGCGAGAACGCAGGCGGACCCAGTCCATTCGCGGGGCATAGCAGGCCGTCATCCAAAGTTGGCCTTGACCATACCCGAGTGCTCACATAGCATAAGTGAAACTTTAAAGAAGGCCCGATGGTCCTACCCGACCTCATCCGCGTGAAGAGCTTCGCTCACGGCTACGAAACGCCGGCGCAGCTCCACAAGGCGTTGATCGATGCCGGCGCAGAGCTCACGTACGAGGCCGTCTACCAATGGTGGACGGGGAAGGCCCGGCCCGAGCGACACGCGACCGCGCTCGTCGAGCTCCTCGAGTTCACCGACAAGGAGCGCCTGCTCCTCTACGAGCTGCCGCTCGCCGCCTGACACCCCCGCCGTTTCTCCTGCCACGTCCCGCCGTCGAGGTCCCCCATGCCGTCTGTTCAACCGCTGCCCGATCGTCTCGAACAGCTCCGCACCATGCTGTGGGACGCGGCCGCCATCGTCGACCCGCCCGCGGCGTAGATCATGGACCCGTGGTCCGGCGCGCCGTGGGAGCCGCGCCGCTGGCAGAAGGAATGCCTCCCCGTGCTCGTTGATGCACTGAAGGCCGGTCGTCGACCGGTCGTGTCCGCCGTCATGGGGTCCGGGAAGTCGATCCTCCAGACCGAGCTCGCATGGCTCGCGTCCTTCAAGGCCGCCGGGCGTGCGATCGTCTTCGTGGTGCCGTCGCAGCACCTCGTGCGACAGCTCGCCTCCACGATGCGTCACCGTCTCGGGCGCGCGAACGTCGGCATGTTCTACGCGGAGACGAAGGAGGCCTACGCGGCCGTGGTGATCTGCTGCGCGGCGTCGCTCTCGGCGCTCCAGGAGGAGCTCGAGCGGCGGGGGCGCACCGTCGCGCTGCTCGTGATCGACGAGTGCCACAAGTCGGAGGCCGAGCAGGTCCTCGACGTCGTCCCGAAGCTGAAGCCCATCCTCACGTGCGGGTTCACGGCGACGCCGTTCCGCTCGTGCGAGGCGGAGACGCTGACCCTCTTCACCGACATCGTCTACCGGTACACGCTCGCCGACGCGCTCGAGGACCGCGTGCTCGTCCCGTTCGTCGTGCACGGGTGGAACGGCGACGGCGAGGCCGACACCGATCGCGTGTGCACCGAGCTCATCCAGCTACACGGCGATGGGCCCGGGATCGCCTCGGCGCTGTCGATCGAGGACGCGGAGGCCTACGCGGAGAAGCTCCGGGTCGCGGGGATCCCGGCCGCGTCCATCCACTCGAAGCTCGGGCGCGCCGAGCGGGACGGTCGCATCGAAGCGCTGCGGAAGGGCGAGCTCCGCGCACTCGTGCACGTCTCGCTGCTGGCCGAGGGGGTCGACTTCCCGTGGCTCCGCTGGCTCTGCATGCGGCGCCCCGTGTCCGCGCGCGTTCGGTTCATGCAGGAGCTCGGCCGCGTGCTCCGCTCCTGCGAGGGGAAGCGATCGGCGGTGGTCATCGACCCGCACGATCTGGTGGGCGTCCACGGGCTCCAACACGCCGCAGCCCTCGGTGAGGCGCTCGAGCGCGAGGCGGCCGACGCCGAACGGAAAGGGAAGGGCCCGGGCTTCGGCGATCCGCGCGAGATGCCCGAACCCGTCGCCATCGCCGAAGCCACCAGGTGGGCGCGGTCGCTCCTGCTCGCGCTGCAGGCGGCGGGGCTCGCGCCGCAGGACCAGGTCCAGGGCCGACGGTGGCGGACCCAGGGCCCGACCCAGCGACAGGTCGAGGTCGCCGTGAAGATGAAGTGGGCGACGCGGTATCTTCCGGCGGTTCACCGCGAGGCAGTGAAGGTGCTCATCGATCGCGCCCCTGAGCTCCAGCGCGGAGCCGTGTCGGACCTGCTGTCAACGCTGTTCGCGGTGGCGGACGCCTCGAAGGAGGCCCGCGCGAATCGCGCCCACTGGCTGTGGCCGAGCGGCCTCGAGGTGCCGCCGGCGCCGGAAGGCGTGTTCGAGCTGCTCCGGAGCGCAGCGGCATGAGCAAGGTCGCCGAGCTCGAGCGGTCGCTCCTCGGCGCTCTCCTTGTGGATCCTGCCCGCCTCGACGAGCTGGGCACGCTCAAGCCCGAGCACTTCGACCGCGACCATCACCGTCGGCTCTTCGAGCTTCTGCTCGAGCTGCGACGCGCCGGGAAGGGGATCGACCTCACGCTCGTCGTCGAGGAGATCGGGCGCCGCGGCGCGGACGACTACGGCGGGGTCGCGTTCGTGGTGCAGCTCGGGGACAACGTTCCCAGCACCGAGAACCTCGCCTACTACGCGAAGCAGATCCGGGGTGCGTCGAACAAGCGCGCCATCCGGCACGCCGCCCGCGAGCTCGAGCACGCCGCGGCGAACGGGCACGACCCCGAGGACGTGGTCGCGATGGCGCGAGCCCTCGCGCAGATTGCGATCAACGACGAGTGGCCTACACCGCAACCGCTGATGGCTCCTCGGCCTCCGTTCCCTGTTCAGTGTCTGCCGAGCTGGGCGTGCGACTTCGCGTGCGCGCTCGCCGAGGCCATCCAGGTGCCGCTCGACCTCGCCGGCGTCGGCGTGCTGTCGGCGATGGCGACGGCGGTGCGCGGCCGCACCATCCTCGACGTGACACCCGACTGGCGCGAGCTCCTCACGCTCTACACGATCACGGCGCTCCCGAGCGGGGAGCGGAAGTCGCCCGTGTTCGCCGCGCTCACGCGCCCCATCTGGCACTGGCTCAGCACCGAGAACGACCGCATGAAGGTCGACGTCGCGATCAACGAGTCGATGCGTCGCGTGCTCAAGAAGCGCGTCGACGCGCTCGAGAAGAAGAGCTCGAAGTCTGGTGACCCCGAGGTGAAGGCCGAGCTCGACGCCGCCGTGAAGGAGCTCGATGCGCTTCCCGTGCTGCGCGTGCCGCGCGTCACCGTCGACGACGTCACCTACGAGAAGGCCGCTGACCTGCTCGTGCAGCACAGCTTCATCGCGGTCGTCGCCGAGGAGTCGGGCATCTTCGACACGATGGGCGGGCTCTACCACGGGGGCACCGAGCGGCTCGACCTGTTCCTCAAGGGCCACGACGGCTCGCCGCATACGGTCGACCGCGTCAGCCGTCCGAACACGCTCATCAAGAGCGCGAGGATGGGCTTCTTCCTCAGCGTGCAGCGCTACGTCATCGAGGCGTTGTCGAAGCAGGAGGGGTTCATGGGGAAGGGGATCCTGCCGCGGTTCCTCTTCTCGATCCCCGACTCACTCGTCGGGTCTCGTCGAGCGGATCCGACCGCGCTCCCCGAGGGCCTGAAGGCGACGTACGGCAGGCGCATCCAGGAGACGCTGTCGTCGCAGTCGATCTCAGCGAGGATTCGTCTCACCCCGCAGGCGGAGGAGCTACGGCAAGTCGCGAGCGTCGAGCTCGAGCCGCGGTTCCGTACCGACCTCGCCGAGATGGTTCCATGGTCGGCGAAGATGCTCGGCCGCACGCTGCGCATCGCCGGCATCTTCCACCTCTACGCGAACCGCGGACACGACGACGTGCTCCAGGAGGACCTCGAGCGAGCGCTCGGACTGCAGGAGTACTTCATCGCGCACGCGAAGGTCGCCCACGGGCTCATCGCGCAGGGGCACACGACGGACGCCGAGCGTGTGCTCGACTGGATCCGCCGCAACCAGTGGCGCGCGATCTCGGTTCGCGACGTGCGGCGAGGTCTTCGTTGGCGATCGAATGACCAGGCCTGGGCGGCCGTGAGCCGGTTGCTCGACCTCGGCTACCTGCGACGCATCGACGTGCCTCCGACGGGGCGTGGCGGAATGCCGCACGCGATCTACATCCCGCACCCGTCCATCGTCGCCGACGCGCACTGAGGTTCTGTCGGCGCCTGTCGGCGGGTGTCGACGGGGGTGTCGACACCCGAGAGCATGCGTTTGCGGCTGCGATGCGCGCGAATCATGGGGGTTCTGTCGACGGATCCGGGGGTCCGATCTCGCGTTCACGTGCACGGATCGAAAACGCGATCGCGAAAGCGCGAATGCGTCGACAGAACCTTCGCACGACGGGCGATAGAGAGAGAATGATTACCTTTCTTCCTACCGTTTGGCTGCGGTGGGGTTCTGTCGACACCCCCGTCGACACCCGCCGACAGAACCTTCTACGATCGGCTGCTGGAGCG